GCGGACGATCAGTGTATGGTTCAAGACCATCACCAAAATACACACCCATGTCGCTTTCGCCTGGATACTCAGCAGCCTTAGTTCCAACACAATGACTGTCAAATATTACCCAATGTGGTTCTGCTTTATATCCTAAGAATCTCTCCGCAAAATTAGCACTTAATAACCTCGGACTAATTGTGTATGAAACATTATTTCCTGGCAGTCCACACGAAGAAAACTCATGAAAACCATACTCGCATGGTGGAATTTGAGTTTCACAACAAATCTGATCTCTCATGTGTGTTCCATGTGCATAAACACCATCATCAAGAACAAGAGAACCATTACTTACTACGATTCCATCTAAATAATGCCAATTAGGAACGCCTTCGTCCATGTCGCCCCATAAATGGAATGCTGTTCCAACATGACCTTGTAGTTCACAGTCTTCTTCTTGCATACTATAATCATAAATATTAGCATCATGATTCCAAACCGACGTATCGGACATTGGGCTGGGGGGCCAGTGCGTGTCAAGATCCAGATCAGAAATTTCTGTCTGAGTATCTGGGTGATCCGCCAATGGATGATTTTTTGGCCCCCACATCAACAACTGGTTGCTAGGAGTTCCTGGACCAGAATTGGCTGACCCTCCACTTGCCCATCCATAATATGGCCGACGAACAATATCACTACCATAACTAACCTTTCCAAATTGTGGATTGATGCATAGAATTTTAAATAGCAGAGTTAGATATTCATTAATTCTATTATATGCTTCAACTTCATCCCTTGCACCTTTAGGCCATGGGAATTGAACTACATGAAAATGATCTCGTATCACATATGTTTGATAACTAACCTTAAATCTTCTTGCATACGAAGGATTCATTGCAACAGAATCTTCTAAATACTGGCCCTCATTTAACTCAGGATCCATTTCCCAATAACGAATTCCGTCTTCTTCCTTCCACCAATCACCATTCAATAATCCATTATATGGAGTGCAACGATAACTAAACATATTAGAACTGGTTGCATTAATATATGAAAGGTCGGTTTGTTTTAAGTTATTTTGTTCATTTTCAAAAGCAGATTTTGGAATCCAACCACCTGTAACATAATCTGTGGCTTGCCAATAGAAACCAGGCGACCAGTTATTGTTATAAGCCCTTCCATCTAAACCTACATCATCGTCTTGCATGTTTGGATCGGAAACATTCCACATACCAAGTGGTGTTGTGGTGAAGTCATTATTTTGGCTTGTATCAAAATAATTGTTTGGGGAAGATGCGATTGAAAAATATGGTCTTCCTGATATTGGATTAATTGGAATCAGATTACTTGTTGGATATAGAATGGGTGCTTGCCCTGGCTTGTAGTTAATTACTTGGGTGTCATCATATTTTAAATATTGTATACCCAAATCACCACCATCGAACGCTGCGGATCCTCCCCATTCACAGCATTCAGGTGAACAATCAATTGTATCAGACGCACAATCAAAGAAAGATCCATGTTCACAAGGACATCCTAGATTATCGTTTCCCCAATCAAATAGTTCTGGTTGTTTTGCTGGAGTAGAACTGTTTGGTTGATTTGTTACTAGACCATGAGTTAATGTTAGAAGAATATCTTTATTATTTACAAATGCTGCACCATAACCAGCATTAAATGGTTCCCCTTGCGCACAACTTGATACTTTAATATCTGTAGCATCGCTATCGTATTCTCTAGTTGCAGAATCACAACCACAGCCAGGAGCCCTTTGTGATATTTTTATGTCTTCATTATAAGGATCATGAAAACAGTCGTCATCGCCAGGAGGACATTCTTCTAGATTATAACTCTTACAATCTAAACAAAAATAATCATTAATATCATCATCATTATCATCACAACAGTTTAAATTCCCCTCACCGAAACCGACCTCACAAGCCGAGTTGAGATTGCATGGAACGCCAGGATAAAAAGTACTATTGTTATATGAATCACATTCGGTTTCATTTGCAACATTTGCACAGCGAGTCAGGCCGCCATCAATATAACAGCAAGAACCACTAGTAGTATTACCACTACATGGATTGGGACTACAAAGAGAACCCGATCCTTGGAAATCTCCGTCACATTCACTTTGGTATGACATTTCACAATCACCATCAGTGCAACAGGCACCATAACTAGCGTCAAAATCACATAACTCACACATAAGAGGATTGTTATTATCAAAATCAACAGTATTATGCCATTCTTGGAAACTACCGTCACAGAGACACTTCTTGGTTACGGTACAAGTTTCATGTTCGTAATCACAACACGTTCCGTCTTCAACACAATGAGTGATGAAATCTCTAGCACCAACATTATATTCGTACTCTGCATTTAATGCAAAGAACATAGGATCTAATTCTGATGGAGTATTCACTGTGGCGTATGATACCATTTCGTAGATACGACTATATTCACCATAAATTTCCGATTCACCATCAAAATGTTCAGTTATATCAAAATCGTTAGTAGGAATGGTTGCATATTGACCTCCACCGCTAACAGTGTGAAAATAAGAACCACATCCTTCCCAGTCGCCCGCAATACATTCTTCGAGATTGGTCGTGGTTCCATGAAAATGATTACCTACCCATCGACGAACGGGAGTACCTGATTCTATTTGAGATTGAGAAGACCAAGGCCAAACATCCGAAGGATGTAAACAGTTATACATGTTACCAGAAAGTCCCCCGCCGCCGAAATCGTTACAGGAAAAACAAGCACCCTGTGCCAAAAGTTGTGAACAAACAAAAGATGGTTCTTGTTCTTCAATGGTTGAGCAATTCGGGTAATCTGCACATGTGTCTAATTTCTCTGTTCCAAATCCAGTCGAGCAGCCTGGTCTAAATTCACCAACATATACCATAGGAACAGAATTAACTCCAAGATTTATTGTATCGCCTGGACTTATATTGCTTGGAATATATTGTTGTCCATTACTACCCATGATTCTTGCAAAAAGTATAGCAGATGCATCTAATTCTAATTGTTGATTTCCGTCAGGATAATTCTGTGTATGTGAAGCAAGACCACCATATTGACCAATAGTTCCAACAATTCCACTTTCTGCATTTTGATAGAAAATATCATCTGAGTTGTGAAATGCTCTTTCAGTAGTGGTTGAAGTCCAAAGATTTTTGTTTCCAATAAATGATGTTTCGGTATTTAATAAAGAATGTTCCATTCTTTGTTTAAGGAAGAAATGTAACTCTTCTTTTGATGGCAAGTATAATTCATTTCCAGCACCAATGGGTGGTAGAGATGAATTCTGAATCATTGGAGGATTCCAAATACTATACTTAGGAGAGTAAGTAACATTTATATCTCTAATTTTTCTGAAGACTGTATTATATTGACCTACATCAGACCATAGAGTATTTTCCCATATATCTGCCATTGCAAGTTGAGTTGCAAATAAACCACCATTTGCGAGATAACCATTTCCTATTCCCCCATCAATGGTGTTGTCCCACCATCCTATGGTAGCATCTCTTAATAATTTTGTATTTTCTCCGTCGAAACATTCACTAGACTCCGTACCATCACATACAAATATGCCTGGATTATTATAAGGGCCGCTTCGTCTTGGTACAACAGAACCTACAGGATATTCTCCCCACTCACATGTTGTTGTATCACCTTCTGCACTTTCTCCCATTCCCCAAGACCAATACCAACCAAAAGTATTCCAATAACCATCGTTAGCAGTGGTGTGTGCATAGATATAATCTTTGAAGTCTGTTCCTTCTGTTTCCTGTAATTCTGCTTTTAATCTATTTGAACCCCAAGTGTAAGGACCATCATTTATAATTTGTTCTCCTACACTCCCTGCAAGAACAAAAATATGCCAGGCCTCGTTGGCCCGATGATCACAATCTGGGCATTCATTATCAACACAACTAATATCTGCACAACTCTTGTCTGCATGGAAACTACAGTTATCGCAGAACTGGAAATTTCTTGCATTACATTCATCTTGTGTCATATTATTAATACATGTTGGTTGACATTGCGAAGAAGCATCACAACAACATGCACCTAATATTCCGCTAGTATCATCTGTACAACAATCTATATCTGTATCAGAACAACTCTTACCGACTCCTTGGAATATTCCATTAGAAGAAAGACAATCTGCTGGATGAACATTTTCTTGACAATTACCATCACTTAGGCAACAAGGTCCTAGTAGTGTAGAACAACAATCTACCGCACCAGATCCTTGACATGTAGTATCTTCTCCTTGGAATATTCCACCAAGATTTAGACACTCATCTTCATTCGCAAAAACGCAAACACCACCTACACAACAGGCTCCCTTTACCCCACAAGAAACACAATCACCAAATGGATTGTCTGCACCCTCACCACATCTTTCACCATCTAAACAATTTGGTCTAGGATCTAATCCTCCCTCTGTCCATGTTCCTTGTACATGAGAATTTACACAAGATTCTTCGTCATAAAATGGCAAGAAGTCACAAGAAATTTCTCCCCCAAACGAATCCTCTAGAGTTACTTCATATGGAAGACAACAATCACCTAATGGTTTATTTTCTGCTATTGCAACACAATCACAATCACAATCTGGATTTGTACAAATTGATTCAGAATTTGATGGATTATATTCTCCATCTGGAGTTGTTGAAAATGCTGGCAACCATGCCTGTGGATATTCATCATTAGTATTCCAACGAACTATATTTGTACAATTTGAATTGTAACCTTCTGGTAGTTGATCTTCTATTGCTTGGTAACTATCTGCCCAAATACTAACAAGTTCTCCCTCATAACAATATACACCGTTCCATATTTCACTTACAGGATTATTATTATCACAACAAGATGAACCTTCACCATAATGAGCCCCACCTAAAATATTTACACAAGTATTGTCTCCTACTTCGGTACAAATGGTATTTGTTGCAAATACTGGGTCTGGATAACAACAAGCACCTCTTGGACAATGTGGCAAATCACATGGATTTGCTGCACAAGAACTTTCATATCCATTAAATACACCACCAATAAGTGTACACTGTTCGTTTGAGGCATCCATGCAATCATAACAAACAGTACCTTCGGCATCTATGGATTCAATACAACATGCACCTGTTGGTAATATTGGAGGTTCACAAGGATAGTCATTACAGTCTAATCCATATAGACCACATAAACCATCAGGAATAAAATAACCACCGAACTGAGAACACAAGTCACTGCTTGTTTGAATACAAGTTCCCATTGTACAACATGCACCCTCCGAACCATAACATGGGGAGTCTTCACATAAAACAAATGGGTAGAAAGTTGTGTTATACGCAGGATCATCTGGATATTGTTGTTGCACCAAATCACATTCAGACTTCAATAGATAATCGTCACAGCCACTTGGATGTGCATCATAACAACATGCACCTATTGTATATTCATCAAAGGAAAATCTAGAATCACCAGTATAACCAGAACTTGGATTGAGAGGTTGCCAATACCATCTTTCATCATGATTAACTCTTTGGAAGGAGATAATATCAACACCATCCGAGAAAGAATAATTATCCCATGATTGTGAAACAGAAGTATCTCCAACTCCATATTTTTCTGGCCATCTATATTTCTGAGAATCCCTGTTATCAAAGATATCAATTTCTTTATCTACATTTCCAATATGACCAGTTATTAATCCATGTTTATCAGCACCATGAAGTATTACTGTTAGATTTTCAATTGTGTCGTGTGTTGCTCCAGAACTATTTTTAAAAGATGGTAAGTTAATATAACCAGTAGTAGGACCACAATATACTTTATGAATATTACCAAACTTTGGATCTATTAATACATCTGTTCTTGAATCTTCCGACCAACCAACAGGATATGCAGTAAATCCTTTTAAATTTCCATGTCGTTTTATAATTTCTCTTTGGTTGCCCATCTTCACAGTCAATGCTTCATGATATGCAGATGCACCAACAACAGGTTTATGTAATAATGTGCTTGAATTAAAATATGTACCAGATGCACCATCAGCATATGATGCAGTGGACATGTAAAGAATTTCTCCAGTTACTCCCATGTCAATACCATCTGGTGCGTTTGCTACTGTACCTGCAAGGTAGATGGTGTCATTAAAAACAGAAATTTCTACGTCACCGCCTTGTGCAATACTCTTAAACCAAGCAGTTGCTCCTTCAATCTTACTTACTATAGAGATACCATCACCAACGGTATGAATTATCACACCACCAGTTGCACCAGTTGTGCCTGTTACACCTCGTATATCTGCGGGAACACCATTATGCACTCCTCGAAGAACTGTGCCAGGAACTGTAAATGTATGTCCTCCTCCTGTTGAACCCGTTCCTAGTAAGAAGGTAAGGGAGTGTTGAGGACTTCCACATATTCCTGCATAACGATAATGCTTATAATCATAAGTAGCACTTCCAAAAACTTCATTACCATTATCATCAAGATGTTGGAAAACTAATGGAGCAGTAGGTCCACAATAACCAAAACCAACACCCATAGGTCCTTGTGGCCCAGTCGCACCAGTTGGCCCAGATGGTCCAGCAGGACCAGTGTCTCCAGTTCCAGTTGACATGCAGATTCCGTCAACACCAATGCCCGCAGCACTTCCTGTTGGTCCAGTTGCACCTGTAGGGCCAAAAACCATAATATGGGCACTGTTACTCACTTATTATAAAACTCCATTTAAGTGAAAGGATTTTCTCTTGAAGACACATACATTCCATACCATTCTGTCATATCCGTTGCTACGTCCTTACTTCCTATAGTAATGAACTGTATAATATCTATGCCATCATGTTGTAATGGATTTGCATTATTGGGAAATTTCCAATTTCTTGGAAAAACTCTTTTATTCATTGTTATTTCTGATAAGGGGTTTTCAGAACAGTCCTCTCTTGTTGTTCTAATTCCTCTATTACTTCCCTTAATTGTTAAAGTAAATGCACATCCTGTATTGTTTCCAAACAAAGTTGAAAAATCATCATCAGATGGTTGGGAACCATCTATAATTCTATAAAAAGGTTTTGATCCTAGAGGAATATCAACCAAACTAAACAAGTCTTTATAGTCTTTTTCAACATCAATGTAAATATTATTTCCAAGAGAAGTGTTATTTCTTGATGCTTTTATGTGAAGTAATTCATTTGGATTTAATTTATAAATCAAAGTATGTGTAATACAATCATATTGATATGGTCTTATTCTTCCAACAACTTCTTGTTGAGCATATGTCGTACAATCTAATGAGAATGTTGGCCCTGCATAATAATGTGTAAATGTAGCACCAGATAATCCAGTCTTTCCAGCAGAATTCTTATTGAAGAATACTAATTCACCTTGAGTTCCATGTGCCTGAACAGCATCAAGAGTTGTATATGATACTTTAATAGTAGAACCATCATCAGTAACTCTAACACCACCACCACCTGTTATACTCTTTAAGAACATTTCTCCACGAACTGTTTTCTGAAACGCTGCTCCACCAGTTGCTTGTCCTAGATTTTCTCCAGCAAGATAATGAATAGTTTGACCAGTTGGTCCTCTATAATAACCTCCATCAGTAGTAACACCATTTGAATATCTAACAATTAGACGATGTGCTTTACCGCCAAGAGGATCCCCACCTGTACTTGCATAAGTTATTCCAATAGGATAATTACCAATAGGACCAGTAGGACCAGATGGTCCAGTATTTCCATGAGGTCCTGGTGAACCAGTTTTTCCTTTTACAACGGTTGCAGAACCATCTATACCAGTTGCACCAATAGGTCCTACATTTAATTGATGGGCACTATGACTATAAGAAGTAACAGGAGTGTTTGACATTATCTAGTTACTCCTATGACGTTGTAATCTTAAGCGTGTCGTCCGTATGTCTATAGACAGTGTATTGTTCTTGACCAGAGCCACTTGTTGGTAAATTTTTAAGTCTTATATTATCAATTTCCAAAGTATCAATAATTGCTGCACTTGCATTTGGATCAATACGAACAATCCAATTCGTAGTCACATAAGGTGGCATATTACTTTCATTTCTCCAGTAACCAAAATCTCCACCATCTCTGTCTGATTGCAATGATTCTAATTCATCGCCGTTAACTAATCTTCGAGAAATTGTTTCGTTTCCACCAACTCTACCTCGTCTATCTGACTCTTCATCCTTCGCACCAAGTACAAATTTGTTTCTTAAATCTGGAGGTAAAAGTGAAAATACTCCAACTTTACCAGAACCATCATCAAAGAGAAGCATAGTTCCAATAGATTCTCCGTTAGATGTAAATTTATTTGCTACAACACCAACAGATGAATGTGAAAATTCTGCTAACTCTCCATTAAGAGTCTTATGAAAATCTGCTCTTGTTTGAAGGTCAGATTCACCTTGTAATCTTTCATCTGGTGTAACTATTGCAAAGTTTCCATTTATAAGTGTAGCATTTGGCTCATCTGTATTTAGATCATTTATACTTTGTCTTATAAAGACGTACCTTCTACCATCTTCTTCTATACCACCAGATGCACCAACCACAATACCAACAATATTCTTTTCTATACCAGTTACTTCATCAACAGATATTTGTTGTATTTTTTCTCCAACAGCAACAGAAGCATCATCGGTCTTCAAACATTCAACCCAACCATAATCTTTTCCAACAACCGAATGATACTCACTATGATTTTCTACCTTTATGCCTGGTATACCATTACCATCCTTTGGTCCTTCTCCATCACATAAAGCCCAACCTGCTGGAACTTTATCTTGACCTCCTAACCAAGAATTAATTGTTCCTACAGGAACAATTTGACCCAATGACGTTACAACATTTCCTCCAAGAAGACTACCAACATAATTTGTTACCATTCCAAAAATGTTACCCGAAGGATCTTCTGCTAATCTTGTAATAATAGGTTTTGCTACCCACCCAGGCGTTCTTGGTCGTTTAACATCCATCCATCCAGCAGTATAACCACTCAAAAAGAAAACATCATCTTGTGTAGATCCCGCTGGTATTGCACCAGTTGTGTTACTAAAGAAATTATTCATTTTTACAACACCAGAAAGGGTCAACTCAAATGAATCTCCACTAAGAACTTCAGAAACTACTCCAATAACCTCTGCATTATAAGCATTATCTGCTCTCGCCTCTACATATTGTGCTGCATTTCCATCAATTCCACTGTTCCATCGAACAACACTACCAGCACTAAATCCATGAGCAGATTGAGTAACAGTTAAAGCAAGTTTTGATCCAACAGTTCCTGCACCCTGAATACAAACAGATGGATTGAGAAGTGATGAACCGCAATTTGAATTTGATACTGCCATTTATATTTCCTTATGTAGTTGTTGGATGTTCTGGGAATCCATCATTTAATTCCGCGTCTGCTGTGTAATGAACGGTAATTGTGTCTAACTTTGATGCTCCTCTGTGAACACGAATTTCTATTCCATTTGGAGAATCTGTGAAACACGATATGTTTGGAGAATTTATTGCTGAAGTTCTCAGTTCGTTATTGATATGACCTCTAGTACCAGCAACAAATCTCATATCGTCACTAGCATCTCTATTAAATCCTTCCTCTGCAATACCCGTTGGTGACCAAAGACCACAAACTGGAGTTTTTCTCATTCTTATTGGTAATTCGTAGATATGAAGATAATTACCAGAAACAATAAAGTTTACACCTGATGTGTCTGGTTGAGATTTATGTCTCATTGTATATGTACCAACTGGAGTTCCATCCACATAACTGGTTTGATAATATCTACTACATTCAGCAAATTCTGTATATGGATCAACAGTATTAAATGTAGTCGAAACATTTCCTTTTTCTAGTTTTACCTGTGACAGATGTAACTCATGGGGGAAATTAATATTCTTATGAGTTCCATCGGGCAAACTAGTTAATTGTGTAAAGAATGACAATGAAGCAAAGTGATCTGCACTGAATCCTCTCGCTGGAGTATAATTTGCACCTGATGCTCCAGCGGCATCTGATACTTCTGGTGCAATAAAGGAGAATGCATATCTAGACCAATGTTTTCCTACAGTGAAGTCAGTGATTGGTGTAATAATTTCACTTGCAGTAACTCCATAAGCAGCAGATGTTCCAGCATTATTTGCAGTAAGACTCCATACTCCACCTAATGTTGAACCAGGCACAGGACCAGTTTTTCCTGTTAGATTTTGAATCCATGCAAGATGACAATTTCCTGTTCCACCAGATGCTCTACAATAGAAAGATGCAGTCATTATATTTCCTGCGAAAGAAGTACAGTCTTGAATTCTTTGCTCTACTTTCGAATACTCATAAGACTGAGTACCACCATGATATGTGATTGCTCCCTTTACAACTGCATAGAAATCTGGGTGTCCTTCTACCTTAGTTTGTTTCTTATTAAAGACACCTCTCTGTAATCTTGTGTCAATGGTTCTATGAGTTCCCGCAGATTTTCCAGTGTAGGGATTGTTTCCATACCACCCACCTGTTCCAGTTTGCGTTAAACGAACCCATCTGTCTGCAAAGTAGGTATTGTTAATTCCTGTGTATGGAGAAGTAACACCAATTCCTCTTTGCCACAATCCAAAGTCAGGATTTCTTAATAGGTTTTCATTTACTTGAAGAGAATTATCATAGGTATGTCCAGTAGCACCAGTTGGTCCTAATATAGGTCCTTGGATGCCTGGTTTACCTTCTTGGGATCCTCTCTTCTGATTGCTTCCATATCGTTTTTCTCCACCATCAATAAATCCTGCATCTTGAATATTAAGAATAACTGTAGATGGAGAAATTGCATCTAACACTTTGAGTGCAATCGAGGATGGTGTTTTTATTAATTTACCTTCTTCTGATAGATACCAAGTTCCAATCGAAGGTAATTTAAACGGTCCTGGGAAAGTTATAGTTCCGCTTGTTGCAATAGTTGCAACATCTCCGTCAGCGTTTACATCATAAACTACACCGAATGGTTGTATGAAATCTCCACCCTTTGATATATCAGCAAAATCAATTCCACCTGCTTTCTCAGCATTTACACAAACAACATCGCCTTGTGAGAATGCTGTTGAATTTTTATCATAACCAACTTCAAAGAATGTTGCATCATTTCCACTATTTCCACTAATTGATCCATTACCATTACCACCAGAACAACCAGTTGGGGACAAATACTGTCCAGTAAATGGCATTACTATACCAGAAGTTTTTCCTGTAGCAACTAGAACAGGTCTTGAAACATAACCAACATTTGCTGGTATTGCATGTTGCAATTTACCTCTGTTTGCTTTACCGTATTGTGATAAGTAGTAAACACAGCCAGGTATTAAACCTTCTGCGTGATTTTCAACGAGAGAAGCGTTCCACTCATTTTTAGTTCCAATCACTTCACCCATGAATGTAATGTCAAAGGTTCTATAATCAACAACCTTGGATACAACACCAATAACTTCTGCTGCTCTTGTTCCATCACCATGTAATTCATATTTACCAGCAGCGGAAGCATAAGTATAACCTTGAGTAACTCCACTATAACGAAGAACATTTCCTATAACAAATCCGTGATTGTTTTTTATAATTCTCTTTCGGTTTGCTCCTCTATAGATGTTTGTAAATCCGAAATCACCATCTACACTACCATCAAATTCTAGCAGTGGGCCTCCTGCATTGGAAAGAACCAACGCACCAGTCGCTCCACCAATTTCGGCAGGTTCAAAGGGATTGTGCCATGCATAACCAGTCTTACCAGCAACACCATTTCTACCATCAATGTCAAGATAATTATAAGTTCCAAGTGTTGGTCCAAAATACCATCTAACAACACCACCCGTTGCTGGACTGTTAGAATATGTTAAACCACAACCAGTATAACCATAAGGACCATACGGATAGTCTTCCCCAGTTCCACCACAGAAAGTTCTACCACCAAATACACAACTATGGTTTAATTCACCCTCAAACCACATTCCTTCTTTAGTTCTCCATAGAGAATTTTGATGAAGAAGATAGGGTCTATCGAAAGCGAAAGCATTATGTACATCTCCACCATCACTATTGTCTATTGATGTTGGGTTTGGTCCTGTAACACCACCACCAACTATAATACCAGAAAAATCACAACCTATTTTATTATCTTCTGTGTTTAATATTAAAAGTTTTTCTGCAAAGTTATAACCAGTAGTAACACTTCCTTCAGGAGGTCCTCCGTCCTCACCTGCTGCTGGTGCTGGTATTAATGTATCACCAACCTTAAGAGTTTTTCCAATACTTACGTTATTACAAAATGTTGTATGTGTTCTTAAGACATTACCAGAAAATGCTACTGCTAAAGTACCACCAGTTGAGTTTGCAACCATGATACCATCACCATGAGTTGCTCCATAAACTTTAAGAAGATTTAATTTTTCAATTATTTGATCGTTTGTTAAAGTTCTCCAAGACTCAAACGTGTCGTTTAAACTAACATCAGGAATCGCATAATCTCTAGAATATACAGAAGATGTAAATCCTCTAGTGCCACTATATTGATCATAGTTATGAACACCATATTCACTAGGATAGATACTCCCAGTTCCGCCAGGTTCTGTCCATGCAGCATGAGTGAGTCCGCCCAATCCAGACCCATAAGCATATGTGTATCCCGTGCAACCTGCAAAATATCCTGACATCTAATTCATTCTCCTAAGTATTAATTGGAACTAAAGTATTGTTTGCAGAAAAGTATGGAGTATTATTCTGGAAATATATTACTTCCACTCCATTCGGGGGAAGAGCGCCTTCTCCCTGAATATAATAACCAATATTTAATATATTTATTTGATAACGAGATGCGCCTGGTGCAGAATAATTTGTAAATCCTTGAGCATTATCATTTAGAGATGGGTCAATAGAAATCCTAGCAAAACCGCCCATAGAATCTGTTTCTTGACCTTCTGAATTTACTTGAACTTCTTCGTAAATTAAATAAACTCTTGCCTGCTCTCCTTCAAAGTTTGGAATATTATTCACAGTCAATGTGTTTGGACTATAAACCATATAACCAAGATCTTTCTCTCTTGGTTTAATATAAAAATAGCCTGGTGTGAAACTTAAATTATATTGACCAGGTCCACCAGGACCTTGAAGAGAATGCACAACATCTACCAAACCACCATTTCCAACAAATTTATCAGCCATTGCTGTTATCTGTGCTTGCATCATTGTCTGCATCTGAGTTAGTTCTCTGGCTTGAATTGCAAAACCAGGCCTAAAACCCATTTGAAGATAATTATTGTCTCTGTTCCAGTCGTCTAAACCAGAATCTTGATATCTATAAAAAACTGACATATGATTTCCTCTTTGTGCTTACCTTATTTATACAATTTAAACGGCCGTTATTTCTGAACCACCCACTAATAAACTAAGTTGTAAAGTATTTTGTCCATTTTGATCTAAAACAATATTTGTATCAAACTTTTGCGTATAAACAACATTTGTTCCATATCTATCTGGCGTTGCCGATACTCTGTGTATTGGTAAAGTTATTGCGTTTGTTGATGATGTTTGTATACTTGCTGTTGAAGATCCAATAAAGTTTGCAATTGCTGCTGTCGTGGCATTTGAACTATTTTTATCCGCCTTTGAAGATGCAGCAATTGCAGTAGCAATAGTCGATGGATTATTTGCACCTTTATTATATACTTGAACACCATTTCCAATAAAATTCTCTCCATTGATTGCACTTGCAGATGCCAACTCCATAGTTCTTGCAGCAACATTGGTAGCAACCACTGTATTGTTAGTAGAAGTTGTTCCACTTCCAAATGAGTGTATATCTCCACCAATCGCAGCAACTGCAACAAAATCAGAGGAAGGGACTGAATTTCTTATTTGAAGTATGGTCGTCATTCTAAAACTTTCTCCTGGCTTTACTGCATTCTTTATATCAACAAGTTGACCGTCTTTTTCTGTTTTTAAATTTCTAACCAAAGAAAAAGTATTATAATTTTTGTTACCTGTTAACTGTTCAATTGAACTTGAATCCATAGTAAGAACAAGCATTGCTTTATCTGAACCCAAGAGTGTTGGAAAATCTAATGTACCTAAAGTAAATAATGGACGGATTCCAGGACCATAAACATCAAGAATAGAGTTATATTCATTTCCAACTATATGATCTAGTGTAGCATTGTAGATATTGTCTTTTGGTTCTGCACTTAAGAATAAAGAATCAAATATAGTAGTATAACCACTACCTCCTTTTTTGATAATAATGTCTTTAATGCTCCATCCTCTTCTCTCTGCAATTACATTATCACTATCAAATTCTGTTATAAGTTCTATTTGAGCCTCGTCATTTGTTCTTTCTCGTAAAGAAAGACTTGGTTTTTCGTCCCACCGTAAATCTCGAATCCAATCTGCAATGTCAAATCTATAAAGACTTCCTCTATTACCATACCAATAATTTAAAGCAGCGGTGCTTAATTTTAATGAACTGCTACTTGGAGCATCATCTATTTGAGAAAGAGTAGGAACTGGCATATGTTTTGCAGTTAAAAATCTAACCATATTTCCAGTAATATTATAAAGAGCCATCCACTTATAACCATCTTCACTTGAAGTTATGGTTCCTATTGCTCCATCTGGTCTATTTACAGAAAGTCTACCAGTATCATATGAATCACCATTTTCCATACAAAGATAAACTGTTTTACTACCGTTTGGTTCTGTTACTAAAACATAATGATTTTGATTAAGTTTGGTTGGATCATATGCATTATAAATTGCACCAGAAGTCCAATTATTTCTTCTTACTACTTGATAATATGATTCTTTCAAATCAACAACTCTACCAACAACAGCACCAGCAAGAGTTTGTTTTTGTAAATCACTAAATCCTGATATATTAGGAGTATCTTGTTTGACTCTTCCTGCAACAAAGGTTAATGATTGATCTGGTTGGTCGAAATGACTAACAAGATTCTGTTGTATTATATCATTAAAAAATGAAACTATTCCTGTTTTTTCTGCCATATCTACTCCTTAGAATCCGCAACCAGAAGAACTCTCTGCTGCATTGTTTGGTGATCCTGTATTTTTATTTATAGCCTCTAGATAGAAGAACATACCAAGTTCTAGATCTTTAAATGATAAATCTTCTGGTACAGTTGTTGTCCATGTATTTGGGTGATGAAATATTCTGAAGAAACTTAAACCTTGTAGTGCTGCATCGAGTCCACCCGTACCACCGCAAATTCCTAATGGTGTTAATTTTGGTTGATGTGCTGTTGCACCAGCCTCATCTTTATACCATAATCCTTTTGTATCTTGTAAATGTCCCGACTCATAAGATACTCCGTGGGCACGAATATATGGATTCCAACCACATGGATATAAATCAACTTCATTTTCATTATCTCTTAAATTTACAGAAGTATTAAATCTATATGGAGTATAGTTTCCAATCACAGGCTGTTCCATAGGAATTGCTTCTCCTGTGGTGCCTGGTTGTGGAAATTCATCATATACATTATAATTTCCTGCTAAATATAATCCTGCTGGATGGAGTAAACTACGAACATAATCTTTATATGAATTCCATGATATTGCAGAATCAAGTAAGTATGAATAATTTTGCCATGTTTTATTATCATGAATTCTACTAAATCCGCTCAGAAGACCAAAATCATTCTTATACTGAACTCCATGAGGATTTCCTGGCGCACAGCCTGGATCGCAAGGTGGGAATAATAAATTTCCTTCTACATCATAAGAACCGCCTGCTCCCCAACACAAATTTCCATCGGAATTAAAATAACAAGGTCCAGTAGGACCATATTCTGGGAATGGTATAGGAATACAATTCCCAAGAGGATTTTCTAATGTTTCATCTCTACAATCTGGATAATTTTCATATTTCGATGGTACTTGTGCAAATCTATCTCCCCAGTAATAATGGGGATCTGCGGTGTAACCAGCAGATGCTCCAAGATATGCGCCTTCAGAACATTTATGTAAATATATTTTTGGATATGATATGGAAACTTCTTCGTTGAAAAATGCTCGAAAGAAGAAATCATATGCTCCCTCTACACTTTTTAATTGATAAAAATCTCTAACATATCGTAAAAAGTTTCTAACATTTAATTTAGATTGTGATGGATATAAAAAATCTACGTTTGCAAATTTATCGTTATCGTTACGATTTCCGTTATCTTCTTCTGTTTCTTCTACAAAAACTCTATCTGGAAATCCAGCAGCATATACGTCTTTGAATAGTTTAACCAAAATGTCTGGAGTTTCATCAATATCTTTTAATATACCCAGATATCCTAAACTCTGCTCACACTCCAAAAATTTATAAAAGAGTCCAATGAATCTTGTAAATTTATCATATAACTCTAAAACATGATTTGGTAATCTATCTTTAGCATAAAAATTAAAATCATTCGGACATTCATCTTCGCCTATATTTTGAATACCAAAAGCATCGCCAGCAATTCTCAATGCAGCATCATTCCAGATATCGCCTGGATTATCAGAAGCAAAACCACCATGTAAAGCAGAGATAGTCATATCAGGTAGAGATTACCTCCACTCCTCCATTTTTTGTTGTTAATACAAGAGGTCCTTTAGATATGATTGAATTTGATCTTGGTCTTGCTCTTATTGTAAAACTTTCTATTGCGTTTAGATCATCTATTTGAACTCTACCAGTAGAATAATTAACAGAACCAACTTCTTGTAAGAATGAAGAATCATCTAATTTATACATTCTTATTCCACCATAACCATCATCAATTAAGTAAACAAAAATTGGTGTACCTTCATAATTAACTCGAATGGGTTGAGGAGTTTCTATTACAGTGCCAGGAATACCGCCTGGATCTGCTAATGCATTATTAAATGGTAAAGTGATTGATGCTAATGGATCATCTTGATCTAGAATATATTCTTTTTCTAGATAAACATCTAAAGTTTCACCAACAATACCTTCATCAATATTCAATAAATTTACCGTGAATAAAGAATAATTAAAATTCTCATCGAAGGCAGATCTTTGATATGTGTTAATATAATTTACAATTCTTGACCGTACAACTTCTACATCATTTGGTGATCGGATTGCATCAAAGTATATGTTACCCGAAATTAAAATATTAATAGGAATGGGATCAACAAATTCTGGTAAAATACTAACAACTCCTTTTGCTTTCATCAAGTTGACAATTCTATTTTTCATAGTTTCTGTAAGTAAAGAAGAATCTTCACCAATAGCACTTACATATACTCTACCATAATTGGGGGGATCATTTTCTTCACCTCCCCAAACATTTGAAACAACGCCTAATTGTTCTTGTCGTAAACCAACCATAAAATCAGATGATGTAACATATCTTCCTTGTGTTTGAAAATTAAGAGGTGCAAATTTACGAACACTTTCAATATCTTCCTGAAAAGCACCACCAACACCAGCAACTTCTGTTTTTACAACTGATATCCCATTCGTTCCGCTGGTAAATACAACAACTCCATTACCATCTTCGCCTGCTGTTTCCATAAAACTCATTCTAATGTTGGATAAGTTTTGTGGTTTTTTCCCAATAAAATTATCACCAAAATAAACAGCGTACCTTCCATTACTTGATGTGGTTAAGAAATATGCTTTTGCTCCACCAGTAATTCCAGTAATATTACCCACGACATTATCTACATTTTTCCATTCATTATATCCAGAACCTTCATCTACATAAACCTTTAAACTAGTACTATCAAGAAAATCAGAAGGAACTTCAAACTTCATATGAGGATTATTAATATCATATTGGTTAGGACTATCCTGTTCTTTTCTATTTCCTTGAAGCAACTCAATAGTTGTATTTCCATTTACATAATATTCTTGAGATGGAGCCCATTTAAGTCCTTGTCCTAAAAACAAATCATCTGGGGTTATGGTTTTATCTGTTCCGTTTACAGTAATTTCTGCTCTTGCAGATCTTGATGAAACAGGAAGATATGCTAAAGGTTTAATTAAAGATTTTATTGACTCTTCTTTTTGTGCAGTATCTAAAAACGATTCATTTGCAATCATATTTGCATAATAGCCATACAAAGATGCATTATACGATAACAAATCCAAAAGACTCGCCATCGCAGAGCCTTCAAAATCATAATCGGTAAATACACCAGAACCAGAAAGGTATTGTTTTAAATTTCTTCTAATCTGATGAAAATCTAGTTCTCCCAACTGTAAATTTGGTTGTTCTGAACCAGTTAATCCTTGTGCTATAATAACAGCCATTTATCGTACCCTCTCTGTGTTGATTTGTATTTTTGTGGTGTCCGTATTTGAAGATCCTTCAATACCTTTAATTATATAATCAAGTTCTACTTGTACTTCTTGTTTTTTTACATCTTGTGTTATTCTAACATCTGTTATTTCAACTCTGGGTTCATATCTTCTTATCTGTTCTCTTAAGATTTCATTTAATTCATACCTTTCCCAAGCATCCATAGGTTCAAACAAAAAACTTCTAATATTGCAACCAAAAAATGGGTTATATGGTCTTTCATAATTAGATGTCAGTACTATAGTTCTCAGAGATTGTCTTATAGAGTTTGCATCTAACACTCTAGTAACATCTCCTGATATTCCTTGTCCAACAAAAAATGGTGAGGGTGAAAAATAAAAATTAAGATCAGAATATATGTAACCAGGCTCTGCTGGTTTAGTTGCAACCTCGCTCCCCGTATATCCTGCTCCTCGTACTGCCATTAGAATAACCTTTTTATATTATTTAGACAAAATAAAAACTATTATTGTTATTGACTTGGTATATTAGTACCTTCTCTTACATGATCAACATGATTACTATCTCTAACGCATTTAAGTCTCATTGCATGACCACCAGATTCAATTATATGTTTTATCTGAACAACCAACCATTTTCCATTTAAAGGATTTGTTTTTGTTGTTTCTTGTCCACCCTCTAAAGTAGAAGACATAGGAGCGGGCAATCGTATTTCTATAATTTTACCAACACCTACAGCAAAATCTCCAGGCACATCAATCTCAATCTCAGAAGAAAATAATAATTTCATCTGTGCTTTTCTTAATAATATCGATTTGAATGGAGTATTCCAATATCTTGCATCTTTACTTGCAACATATTCAAGATATTCTGGGTATGATTCACCCATCTCTGGGAAATTGCACTCAGAAATATATGAAGGTAAATTGAAACTTTCCTCTGAATCATTTACACACCCACAAGGATCTGCTGTAAATCCACCCAACGCTCCATAAAAAGGTGCGGAACCCACAGGAGCAACTATTAAGTTATTTTCATTTTCCCCTTCCACTATAGTTGGACATTGATAGGAACCAATAATACTTTGATATGGTGGTCTTATATCTTTGTTTTTTGCTTGAACAGATGGCGCATTATATGTTGTACCACCACCATGTATCATAGGATCAATATCAACATAATGAGTAGAACTTAAATAGCCTTCAGGTAGCCATCCTTCCCACCAATAATTACTTAGATCAGATCCTGTATATGTTTCTCCCAATACCTCGGTTATTTTCTGACACTCTAATGGAATATCATTAATTGCTTCTTGTAGTCTAGAACATGGATAGGTTTCACAATCGACTTCGACTTCGTTTCCTTCTTCATTATATTCATAGATTGGTGGAAATGTTGGTGGTTCTTCTCCAGCCTCCTCTGCACGATCTGTTAAAAATTTTACAATCTTGCAATGATTATGAATATCTTGTATTCTTTTTGCTTCTTTTATTTTTTCTATAATTGGTTTTCTGATTTCATTTTTTATTTTTTTAAATACCTCTAAATCTAAATCTGTGTGACTATACCAAGTATATCTTGAATTTCCAACACCAACTTTTGTTGAATAATTGAAACCATAAGATTTATTTACATCTGTAAAAACAGATGGTGCAGGAACTGCATTTCCAGGACCTAACTCAAGAGGATATGGTGAATATTTTTCAACATGGTTCCAATTTTCATAATCTTCAAAGTAATCGTATGTTACACCAACCAATGTAAATTTACTTTCGATTTCATTATTTGAAGATGATTGTTTTGCAGGAACAAAATAATCTAATTGTTTTAAATCGAAATGACATTCAGGCCTTACTGTTTCATAAGGTCTGGAATATTCTATATCACTCCAATTTTGATTCTCTTCAAATATTGGTGTTGTGTTTTCTTCGTTATACGCCATTTATATTATTCCCTAAGTATTTATGTGTTACTTTAATATGGACATAAATCCCACTCATATATTTCTGCACATTTTCCCAAACTTTGAAGATCTACAGGTTCATCTGCGTAATCTACTAAAGTAGATGGTAACATATCAAAGGTACAAAAATGGTTTTGTGTGTTCATCGTGTCTTCCCCACTCGGAGGAGTTACCCACTCTGATGCACCATATCCGTAGTCATAATAGTATCTTTGTAACAATCCTTCAAGAAAACCATAATGTGTTGGAATACCATCTTCCCACGGTCCTTGGTTTGTTGCGTATGAATCACAGTATGGTCTGTCATGTATACTTCCTGATAAATAACTGTTATCATCTGTCCAGTATGGCCCGACATGCATCCGATCTTTAACCTTCCAGAAAAAAGGTTGTCTCAATATATCATCACTAGACCAAAATCCATTTTCTGGTAAAAACACTCCTGTACAAGTTCTTCCAAATAATATTTCTTTTTCACAATCACAATGTTCTTGACGATGAATTGTATTCAAAACAGTAGTTAATGCTATCATATAATCTTCGTGACCATAGGAAAGAACATTAGTATTCAATATGTTTTTAATATTACCATGATTATAAAAACTAACTGTGCCAGCCGAAGGGGTATCGAACCAATCCCAACGGTCATATCCCAAACACTGACCGCAATCTCTTTCCAACCATTTTTGACAATCTAAACTATCGGGGTTACATCCTAAACCAGGACCACCATCAATACAACATTGCTGTGCGGCTTCGCACTCTTCGGGAGTATTGTAGGGACAAGGACTATTGTATATTGCTGTTGCAATTTCAGTTGGCACTCCAATATTAGATCCTCCACTTTCTGGCGGGAAATCCCACCAACAGTCTCCTAAATTATTTTCTTCTCCTGGCTGCCACCTAGCGTTTGGCGCAATAGCGTACCACCATCCCCAATATCCTCCGTCATCTTCATCGTAATTAGGGTCATAAGCGAAACCTGGTTGCCAATAATCTACACATGGATAAAATATTTCGTCTTGCGCGGTTTCATAATTCCACCTTTCATATGGTTCACAATCTTCTGGATTACCGATAGAAAGATTTCTGAACGGACGCCGAGGGTAGTAGCCGTTCGTTACTGACGAATATTCGTACCACGATAAATTCTGAAAACACATTCCCTCGTTCTTCCCCCACGCAGTAACCTGATTATCTTTCGAAATAACTTGTGGATATTCATTACATTTTGAGTGTAACTCCTCCGCCTTTGGTTTATAATCTAAAGGAGATATATATGGATTCTCTATATAATCATAATTTTGGAGTTCCCTATTATCACAATTAACCCCAACAACATTAAGTGTAGGTGGTGGAATTGCTTCATTGAAAGTGCTTAATCCTAAAGGAATGTCTAATTTACTCCAATCCCAATTAATATATCCCAACCTCCGATCATCCCACCTCGGGTCGAGATCCCAGAAAAACCCACCATATGGAGCATATGAGCCAAAAGAAAAAGGTCCTCTAATAGGATGTGCGTCATCACCTAAATAAGATTCGAATATTGAATATGGAGCAACATTAAGACTCCGCCCACCACCATAGTCATATGGACCAGTCCAATAAAATGATTGATAATAATCCCATCCCACATTCGAACGACCACCCCATTCCATAAAAAGTCTTTCAATTGAGGTGCAAGGGCCCTGTGCGCCTTCGCCATGATAGGGCCTGATGGACTGGTAGCCAAAGCAATCCCACTCAAAATTGCCGACCGAATCCCAGTTCGGATCGCCTGTGGACGCCTCAGCCTCGTCATTCCAACTCCAACAAAAATCGTCCCCAGGCTCTTCTGGTTCCTCCGAATTTGTATAGGCGAAATAATTAAACTGAGGTAGATAAAAATCAGAAGGTTCTGGTTCTGTGATATCTGGTGCTATATATTGTTGACATGGATTAAATAACCTATTTGTAACTTCTTTACCATACCTTTCATCATATTGTCTTACAAATTCTCCAACAATTTCAATAATATGTTCGCCCATACCTTGCCAACCACTGCTATCCCATGGCGAGTTGATCCACTTAGGCGACGAATTTAACCCCCTAGCCAAAGTTGAAATGTTCATACCGTAACCTTCGCCCATCATCCAACTGGGTTCCGAAGCATTAATAAAAAATATATTTTTTGGATATGGATTAATATTACCTGTTGGAAAAACTGGTGGTCCAAATCTCCTAGTAATTTCATCTATAATAGAACTTACCATATCTTTTACACTTGGTCCACTACAAGGTTGTCCCCAAGTACCAGGCCAATTAGAATCAACCCACTTTCTATTTATATGTTGAGATTGAAAATAACTTGTATATGAATATTTTTCAAAAGGTAAATCCATACACTGAGGAGGATCTGGTTCACATACAGTTTGTATATTTAAATTTTTCCAATCTCTTAACGTATAATATCCGTTCACATACAAACCGCAGTAGGTTTCTGACTCACGACACGCCATACATGGAGTGTTCTTAAAAATTCCAGTACGGTAATTGGATCTATATCCCACACCCCTAGATGAAAGATATTCTGAAAGACTACTTAGCATAGCATATGAATCACGATTCCAGTAATCAGTCCAATTCCAGTTGCTTTGATACATATCCATTCGGTCTTGAAGAACAGGACTGACGAGAAAGTCTGAAAACCACCACGGAGTGCCAGCGGAAACGGTCTGAGAGAGGAACGATTCTGGACTAGTATAAAAGCAAGCACATTGACACTGGCTACTGCAAGCCTCGTTCCACCCATCATCAGGATCCCACACATACGACCCGCAGCCATGACAAGTAAATGGAAATACCCACGGACGTTC